CCTTTACTCTGTGTAAAGTCTCTTTCAATCGGTTTTCCCATAATTTACCTCCTATAAAACATAATGGTCTTTGGCTTCTGCACTTTCTGCAGGTTTGCCAAAACTGATTTTTTCTGCGTTCTCTACGTCCGCAGTTTTTTTATTTTCTCCACCTGCAGTACCGCCGCCCGGATTTTCAGAATTATTTGCAATCTCCTGTTCCTTTGCCTGCGCTGCCGCGGTTTCCTTTTCGGCTGTAATCTTTCCAAGAGCGTCATAATCAAGGCTTCCATCATCCTTGACAACGGATTTTGCCTGCTCTGCATTGATTTTTAACTTTTCCATCAATGATTCGCGCTGGTCTCTAATGGCGTTTTTCTTCTGCATATCTGCAATCTGCTGATTTGCTGTCTCTAACGCCTTGTTTGCTTTTTCAAGTTCCGTGAGGTTTCCTGCTTCCATTTCATCCAGCTTTTTCTGCAACTCATCTGCGCTGTCTGCCTTTGCCTTAAGCTCTGCCGCTTTTGCCTGTTCTCTCTGTACGGCACTGCCGTAATCAGCAATAATCTTCTCGACATTTTCCTCACTGATACCCATTGCGATTAACTCTTCTCTTTTCATTGATTACCTCCGATATGTCTTTACGAATTTTTGCGGTGCA